TTTGCGAATCCACGTCCACAAATCATTTCAACCTCAGCTCCATTGTCAAATAATACAGAAGGAATTGCATCAGCAACATTCTTTGCGTTTTGAAAAGCATTTGCAATTGTGATTGCTCCAGTTGCAGTAACAGAAACAAGACTTGCATCAGCATCCCATTTTTTCACAAATCCATCATAAAAAGCAAGTTCAGTATCTCCAGAAGTAGTATCTCCATTGAACATTACATCTTGATTCTTCTTCTTAGTTTCTTTGATAATGTAAGCAGTTAAAACATCTTCCATTGGCAAATCTCTATCTTGTCTATTTGCACCAATTGACAATAGTAATTGAGCCCAAGTATCGTTCAATGTATCGTTACACAATGAAGTGTTAATCATTAATCTTTTTGTTGCAATAGCTTTGTCTGTGAAAGTGATTGTGCCATCTTCAGTAGTAAGACAACCATCTCCAACTTGAAGAGCTAAATTTGCATTAAGCAATTTTATTTCTTGACTCCCTTTTACTCCTTCTAATACGTTAATCCTTGAAGTAAGCCCTGAAGAGTAAAGTAAATCTGAGTATATATCTGAGCTTTGTGCATCAATATATGCTGGTAATCCAGAAACGTCATATCCGAATTTATCTTTTATTCTGTCTTTAATATTTTTCATCTTTTTATTTTGTAAAGTTTCTCCAAGTTTTTGCTGGAGCGTTTGTGTTAAATTTTCTTTTGTCTGTTTTATCTAGTTCTGAAACTAAAGTTTCAATTTGTTTTTCAAATTTAGAGTTGATAGCTTTTAAACCTTCAATCTCTTCTTTAAATTCAGATTGTACTTTTGCAATTACTTCTGCAATTTTTTCAGCACTCATTACTTCTTCAACTGGTGCTTCTTCTGGAGCAACAACTTCTTCAGCAACTTCTTCTTCAACAGATACGATAATACCATTTCCATCTACTGTAATCGCCATAACAACTCCTTCAACCTCGATTGAATGGATTCCTTCAGGAGCTAATACTTCTCCTTCTTCGGTTACAACTCTTAATTCTGTTCCTTCTTCCAAAGCACCAGTCCAGCTAATTTCTACTCCATCAACAGTTGTTGCAGTTTCAAATTTTGCTTTTCCGAATACCATTTCAAAAAGAGATTTACTTTCTTTTTTCATTTGTGTTTGTTTTGTTTTTATAATCTTTTTGTCGAACCAACCCTCAATTGAGAATCCCACGTGTTTTCCTTTTTTAATATCATTCCAAGCCTTTTCGTTATCTACCTTATATGAAACAATCCAAGAGCCATCTTTTAAGTTTTGACTATCAAATTTGCTTGGTGCTTTTACTCCTCTTTTACTATCTACAAAATAAGATTCAAATAAATACATATTCTCAACTTTCTTGTTTGAGTCATGCATCTCGTTTACGTTGTTAAGGTAACCACCTTTAAACATTTTTTGAGCAATTGAATAAGTATCTTCTTTTCCGAATACAACGTAATGCTCTCCTAGTTGTTCGTCCCTTCTATAAATTGGTAAGTCAACTGCAATAGCAACTCCAGTAACAACCCTTTTTTCTTCGTTAAAATGATACTTAACTTTCTCAGTTTCTCCGTTAAAATACTCAAAAGACTTCATATGAGCGGGAGAATCTACTAAAGAAATGTAATCCATCCCTTCGGTTTCTTCTGTTAATATCATTTTATATATTGGTAGCATAATAGTAAGAGTGTTTTATTTTGTTAATTGTAACTAAATTGTAGAAATAATATCTGAGTTGTTTCTTCTTTCTTGCATCATTCTTAAATCTGACTCAACTAATACCACTCTGTTAGTAGCTGGATTGAAGCCTGTAGCATCTGCATTTGTAGATTGAGAATTTATTGTGCTTGTGTCTCTACTTGTGTTAAAACTTGGAGGAGCAACTCCAGAACCTCCAGAGATAGAACCTCCACCACCAGATAATAATTGTTTTGCTTTTGCTACATTTCCAGCTATTGAAGCAAGTCCAGTTGCTAATTGAGCAAACCCAGCGAGTCCACCCGTAACCAAGTTCATAGGATTACCTTGTGCTTGTGCAACTAAAGCTGAAATTGCAGTTGCAGTATCAATTCCAATTTGTACCAAAGCATTTGCCTTTTGTATCTTCTCATTCTTTGCAAATATACTTGCCAAACTATTTGAGATTGAACCAACATTGTCATAATCTGCTTTTCGCATTAAGTGTTTAGCATCATAAATCTTCTGAGTTTTATCTGCAAATTCCTTTTCTGTAATTAAACCAGCTTCAAGCCTTGCTCTTAATATCTCCAACTCAGTCAAGGCTTCTCCTCTCATTTTCTCAATGACTGGATTCTCTTCTTCACCTTCAAACTCTAATAATATTATTTTCTCCTCCTCTTTGTTTGCTAAAAGTATTTCCTTTTTTAAGTCTTGTAACTCTCTATTTTGTTGTGTTAGTAGCTCTTTTTCTAAGCCAGTTTCTTCTCCATACTTTAATCTTAAATCTTCAAGCTCCCTTTCTTGATCCAATTGCAATCTTGCCAATCTTCTTACATCTTCATCTTCTTCATTCGCAATTATCAAGTCTTGTAAATCTCTTTCAAATGATTTACTTAAACTCATTTCATCTTGATGCTCCTTTATTCTATCAGCTTTTCTTGTTTCACTTGCTTTCTTCCAAGCATCTCTTTGTTCTGTGGTTGCATTTGCATCAAAGATTTTTACATCATTTTTAGCATTAGCTCTTAAAATTTTCTCAGCATTGATTTCTTCTGTTAGTGCTTTTGATTTTTCAAGCCACCCTTCTTCTCCCATCTTTCTAACCTCTTGCCTTTCTTGTTTTAAAGAACGTAATCTATCTTTTGAGCCATTGGAAACAGTATTTAATAATTCCTTTTCAAGTTTTGAAGTGTCTTGCCCTCTTGCTTTTGCTAAAGCAATTTCATTCTTTAATCTGTTTTCTTCCTTAGCTTGGTTTTTATCAAGCTCCTCTCTTTCCTTTCCTAATCTCTTAATGTATGCATCACTATTGGCTTTTCTTTGTTTCTCCAAATCTGTATCAATTACTCCCATCCATTGAAGAACCTTAATAAATGGTGCAAAAGCAAATTTAATAATACTTAGTACCGTATCTTTCCACTTATCAAAACTTGCAATAATAAAACCAAGCAACACAACCAAAGCACCTAATCCAGTTGAAACCAATGCTATTCTTAATAGTTTTAACCCCCCAGTTGTCCCAGCTATTGCAGTGTTATAAAGCCATTGTAAACCAGTTGCAATCTTAGTTTTTGCATTGGATAAAGTTTTCATTGCCAAAGATTCTTTCTCAGTCGACAACCTTATCTGTTCAATGGCTTGTGTTACTGACATAACTGCTTGTAACTTAACCATTGTTTCCATTAATGCTTCATTCTCATCTCCTACTAATGCAGTGATACCCAAGAATCCCTGATAACCAGCCATAACACTTGTACCAATTTGCAAAGCACCTTGCATATTCTGGCCCTTAACTGCTAAATTAGAAACTTCCATTTCTATTTCATCAATTTTCTTCTTGTATTCTCCAGCCTTTTTTAATGCCTCCTTTCCAATTGCTGATTCTCTTCCAGCTTGTAAAGCAATATTCTTGTAAGCATTTAAGGATGCATTCAGCTGATCAAAACTTGCACCTGATTCATCAATTGTTCTGTTAAGTGATTCAAACTTTTCTTTAACATTTGATTTGTTAGTGGTTTTTTGAACATCAGCAATTGCGTCCTCTAAACTCTTAACCGATTGAACCGACTTTCCAGCATCTACTTCTAAACTTATTGCAATAACCTCAGCCATAATTCTATTTTTTTAATTTTTACTTTATACTTGTGGAATTTCAGGATTCGGATTGATTCCGTTCTCTAATAGTATTGCCTCCCAAATTGCTTCATCCGTATACATATCAACTTCTGTCCAAGCAGTATCCATACATTGGTCTGTATCAATTTCTCCGTATGCTTTTACCTCTGTTCTTAAGTCATCCCAGCAAATGAACCAAGTGGTTACTGCTGGATAACATAGTGTATCTTCTAAATTTTGTTCTGTTGTCATATCTTTATTTATTTATTTATTTATATTCCTCCACCATCTGTTATTGTCCAACCGTATGTACTGATTAAGCTTGCTCTTGCAGTTGCTGCAGCTCCTCCTAAAGTGTATTTACTACTTCCGAAGTTGGGAGATACCCCACTTTGTAAAGATTGAGAAGCCCATCCTATCAGTAAAGCGTCATAGTTAGTAGTTGATAAAGTTACATTAGTTAAGAAATCACCCAAATTAGTTACTGAAGACATATTCCATACACCTAAGTTTTGGTCAAATGATGTCGCTGTATTAAACATACCATACATAGAAGTAATGCTTGTAATATCCCACCCACTTATATCTCCATTAAACGATGTACACATTCTAAACATGAATAGAGAATCAGATGATTCAATTGTAGGAATATCTGTAGCTGAACAAGTTAAATTTGAACAACCATAAAACGTAAACCCTTTTGTAAAATTAAACTCATTCCATTGAGAAATATCTAACATCTTTAACTTATCCCCTCCATTGTTAAACTTCCAACCTCTTACTTCATTCGTTATGGCAATAGTATAAATCCCGCTACTCACATACGTGTGCAATGTTTCTGCTTGGTTGTATGAAGTAATCGTATCAGTAGTTCCATCACCCCAATCAACATCCATAGATATAGTACCGCTTGATACTAAAGGTAATTGGAATTGATTACTTGCAGAGCCTGCATTTGCAGTGTTAACTGAGAATGTAAAAGCAACTGGTGGTGCAATTCCCCCTCCATCTGTGATTGTCCAACCGTATGTACTTATTAAACTTGCTCTAGCAGTTGCTGATGCTCCACCTAAAGTGTATTGACTACTTCCAAAATTTGGAGTTAATCCAGATGTTGGGGCCTGTGCCTCCCATCCTATTAATAATGCATCATAGTTTGCAGTTGATAAATTTCCCAATGCCAAGAAATTACTTAAACTTGATACTTGATTTATATCCCAAGAGCTAATGTCTTTGTCAAAAGCAGTTGTTTTGTACAACATAGAACTCATAGTGGTAACATTACCAACATTCCAAGAACCAATATCTTGATTGAATGATATTGCACTATAAAACATCCCACTTGCATCTTCAACACTGCTCACATCCCAAGATGAAATGTCAGAATCAAATGCATCTGCATAGGTAAATAAATTACTCGTGTTTAGAACTCCACTCATATCCCAGCTATTTAAATTACTGTTAAAAACTGTGCAACCGTAAAAAGTATAACTCATATCCAAAGTGCTTATGGTTGGAGTATCAGTAGCTGAACAAGTCAGATTTGAACACCCTGTAAACACACGCTCATTGTTAAAAATAAATTTACCCCACTTAGATATGTCCAAAATCTTTGCTCTATCTCCTCCATAATTGAATTTAAAATCTGTAACATCATTTGTTATTTCGATAGTATAAGTTCCAGTATTAGGGTATGTATGAGTAGCCTCTGCTTGATTCCAAGT